TCGTAAAGAAGATAGTACCGGACGCCTATTGGAAGAAGCTAAAATTGGGTTTGAATTCGCAAAAATATGTTTAGAATTCGGACCTGCTGTAAGAAAATGGGACATAAAACATAAGAAAAATCGGCGTTTTACACCCTTGAACATTTAAAATGGGACTATTTTGGTTCATAAGAAATATTTTGGTTCACAAAAACATAATTATACATAGGTTTTTGTGAATAAGAATATTGAATCTCATAAATTGTGAGAAAATTTTATGTGGTTTTACAAGTATCCGGTATATGTTTATATATTTTACAAAATGGAAGGTTTACTCACGATAATTTCTACTACATCAACTTCGGCAGCAATGACACCCATCACGGGTTCAACACCGTTTATCGGAGCCGAAGTCAATGCCAAAGCAATATATTTGGACAAAATAGGTGTACTTTGTAACAATTCTTCTTCGGATACATACGCCAACCATTGATATTTGATACGAGCTAATACATCATTAGCAGGTACATAGATACCATAGCAACCTGGTGATAAATTCAAAGGTGTTTCTTCCATCAAATCTTCCAATATGATCTTGGTACGTTCCTTGGTTTTAATTCCAATATTAGTTCCATCTAATAGATTCATTTCACCTAATTCAATACGTTGTAATAACCATTCGGATGATTCACCGGTAAATTCACTTTGTGATTGAAAATGAGTTAATCCAACATAAGAACGCCAATGTTCCATGTATTGACCCATGATAGGGTCACCCGATTTGCAACCCATGATATAAGAATCGGGTACAAACAGAAGGCGTTTTTTATTACGTTGAATGGATTCCGTACGATTGATACGTTCACATACAAAGGGTTGTTCTTTGATACCCATTCCGTCTTGGTACAATCCAATCAAATCTTGAAAACATATGAAAGAATTAGGTACAATCATACCACCATACATGTATAACAAAGTAGACAATCCATATTCACGTAAACGGTGTTTGACTGGTTCTGCAAAAGTAGACAAAGAGATGGACCAAGCGGGTATTAATTGGCTAAAAGACTCGTCATCAATCAGACAAATCTGAAAACTGTCGCTACAATGTTGAACAATGGATTGTATGGTCAAATGTAAATAGGGTTGATTTAACTCGGTACTATTACGTGAATAAAAACTTTTCCATTTACGGGAATTCATACCATAGGTAGTATGAATCCATAATTTGGGTTTTTTTTGTTCTTGGAGTGACGAATTTTGTGCATCATTCAGTAGAAATTTTCGTATAAGTTTGAATTCATCATCATCTTCATCGTCTTGGTAATATTTACGAATTTTAAATCCTGCAAAACTTGCTAGAATCAATACCACAAACAACAATGTATATTTGTATATTTTTTTTCTATCCATTTTTTTACCAAGAAAATACCTATAATACTTGTGGAGAGTTTATCGGTATCGGAACCCAAGACTTTTTCGCCGTATGCGAAAAACCCCGGTAAAACCTCCTAAGGTTTCCTTGAAAACCTTGTAAGTAAGAATGATGCAAGTTCTAAATACCAAATGAACATTTATGTTGGGAAGATACACGCTGAAAATTCGTAACATAATTATCAAAATATTTGTTACTAATATAAATAATTCCCATCAACGATGTAAATTGAAAACTATATGCCAGTAGAACCGATGATTTGTCATAAGTATTGCTTGTTATGTAATTAAGTAATAAAATGGTACCAAGAGAACCCATAGATTGAAAGGTATAATTCCAACTGTCTGCCGAGATAAATAATACTTTATATTCATCTCTGTTAGATTTTATAATAGATTGTATACCGTATCCTATGAAAGTATTAGATGCGTCCGTCGTTAAATTTGACATAATATACGTGTATACATAGAATAACTTTATATGGCTTCATCAACCACATCATTGGTGTCTTCTTAAATAAAAATTGATTAAATATAATTATCAATATATAATCAATATAACTATGTCGTCTTGTAAAGAGTTGATTACGATTTTTGAAAAAATTGGAGGAAAATTTGTTTGTAATTATGACAAAAGAGAGTGTACACTGTTTCCGCAAAACATAACTGCCAAAGTTACATGCGATAATAGTTATGATTTAGGTCATCTGGTAAGTCAGTACGCATTTTCGGGATGTTTTGATGATTATGTTACATTATTACCAGAATCGGAAGAAAGCAAAAAATCTCCTTTTGTTTATAAATTAGTTCACGATTTATCAATACAAAAATACTGGTGGATTTATTATTGAATATGATGTAAAAGATGGGTTTCAAATACCCAAAAATCAAAGGGTGTGAAGCACCTTTTGATTTTAGTTTCATTGTGCGAAGGCTATACGTACCGTATAGCCTTCTAACTACTAACTTAGTAGGTGACCTACGGTCACCGGATAAGTTTGGAACGTAGGAATCGGGTATACTATCAAGGGGGTACACGGTGATATTTGATATAATAATCAATGTTATAGAGTGAATGTTGATAATTGAATTTGGCTTCAAATGATACATGATTGATACGACAAATATGACGAACAATGGTAATAAATGAATTATAAGTGAGTTTTCTTGTTAAAAAATAATGTTTGGATGGTTTGTAGGCATATTTTATTTTTTCGGAAAAAGCAGGGAACAAATTGTGATATTGGAGCAAACGAAATGCATTGAAATTAATGATATATTGTTTTTCAGATACGATACAAATAATATCCAATACATTTAATAAATATTCTATGGGAATATGATCACGGAATATATATTGTAAATTATCATATTTTTTTGTTACGATATCTGCATTGGAAATATCTTTTATAATTTTGGATTTTTTTTTATTTACGACATTTATGCATTCGTTTTTGGTAATTAATTTGTTGAATACCTCCACGTCATCCACCATATAAGTTATGTTTATTTATAGTTATGTTGTTATATAATTGTTTATTATTTTCGTAAAATGTAAAAAAAACTGCAATTTAAACGCATCTATATTTATTCAATTTTTAACACATAGATGTATTATTTATTATGAAATTCACGTTTTAATCGTTCCAAATACAATATCGCATCCATTAATTCTTCTTGCATATGGTTGGCCCATTCGTACCGTGTAAGGTCGGTTCTGTCCAAGGTTGTTCCGTATTTTTGCATACCTAAATTAGAACGTTCTGAGAACTTTTCAATTACAGATTTTACAACTGTATCGTGTAATATAGGTGTTTTAATTTCAGAAGACCTATTGTCTTCAACAACCAAGTCAGGTGGAATATTTTCACTTGTGTCCTCTACCAGCTTATATTTTATCCAGTCTAGCTGGTGAAGAGGGATTAAACCCATCTGTTCAAATCTACGTCTTCCAAAATCATCCGGTGTTTCGCAACCTTTAACCACCGAAGGTTGTTCCAAAGGTGGTTCCAAAGGTGGTTCCAAAGGTGGTTCCAAAGGTGGTTCCAAAGGTGGTTCCAAAGGTGGTTCCAAAAGGGCTTCGCCCCCTGTGTGTAGGCTTTCAACAATTCTAGTTTTCATAGGAATCTTTGAAGGTTCGGTAAGACTATCGGGTTTTGACTGTTCAAAGTCCTCTGCAAGCGAAGCTTGCTCCGGACTTAGTTGTTGAAGGCGTTCCGCCCTCTGACCAAACTCATTCGGTAGCGAAGCTGTAGTAGATATATTCATTTTGTTGGCGGATGATTCTTCAAATAAGGCGGATGATGCGGAATGTCCCATTATATGGTTGGTATAGGAAAATATATTCTTATACAAACGAAAAAATCAATTTTCCGACAAAACTCATCCTTCGTTCCGAAAAGCGAAGCTACCTTCTGAGTTAGTTATTGAAGGCCACGCGTCGCAAAGGCCCTCTGACAATAAAATATCATATACGGCACGTGTGAAAAAGGCCAATTCAATGATATTTTCATGTATGGTATAAAAAAACGAAATATAACGACAAAAACAAATAATGATTTTATATTTTTCTTCTTCTGTAATTTGATCCGTCATTTTCACAAATCCGAAAAAACTTTCCAATACATCTATGACACTATATCCATAATCGTGAATGTCGTACATAATTTTGATAGCACTTTTCAAATCACCTATACGTAAAAAACATATATATTTATCATATTGACTCATATCCACTCCGCAAATTTTCACACACGTATCCATTGTGATAGGACGTCCTAATATCCATATTTTTTCCATATAATTGATAAGCGAACGAATGGAATGTTTGCAGTATTGGAGCAAAAACGTTTTGGCATCATCCGCAATGATTAGTCCATTTTCTTGGACAATTTTCTTGTACAATTCTTCTATCTGATTTTCGGTAGAAGCTTCAATACGTAAAATATGCATACGCGATTGAAAACTCTCTATGACCTTTTGAATGTTCGTGCAAACCGATAAGAAATGGACATTGTGGCGATATTTGTCTATGTAATTACGAAATACTTGTTGACTTTGTTCATTCATCGTATCAATATCGTCAATAATAACCATTTTCTTTTTTCCAAAAATAGTACTATGGGATTGACAAAAGGTTTTCAGTTCACTACGAAAAAAGGAGACTCCCTGTTCTTTCAAATTGTTTACATAGAGAATGTTGTTGTCTGGAAGAGGTTGTTGTGAAACCAATTGATAATATTCACGAATAAGTGTATGTAGAAGAATCGTTTTACCGGAACAAGTATTGCCTATGAACAAAATATTGATATCATCTATTTCTAACAGGGTACGCAGTACGGATTTAAACTTGGAGGAAGAAAAGAATCCATCCAAAGAATGTGGTTTATAATTGGAAATAAATAGAGGAGAATATTTGGTAGACATTGTTTGCATTTTTACATTGTATCTGATACATATCTTTACACCCTTTATCGCATGCACGTATACCTCTTTATCTTTCTTTATTGGCGCGCCAAAGAATTTCCAAAAAAAAATTGATTTAGAAAGATGACATGATATAATGTATAACAATCCGTTGATTAATAACAATCACTTCAAAAGCACTCATAACAAGCACTCAAACCAAACACTCATACCAAACAATGACTTCCAAGAATATTGTACTCAATGTTTCCGAATGGGATACCTCCGCCATCAAGTATATGGCACCCAAGGTCAATGATAAAGGTGGCAAATCTATTTCATTGATTAGCAAGCAAACCAACCGTATGCTGCATATCACAACTCCTCTCATGATGACATGGGGTATTGCAGATTTTGTGGATGAAAAAGGTGAATCAGATGGAAAATTTAGTATTGCACTAAATTTTCCAAATGAAGAATACAAAAGTCCAGCCACGGATGAGTTTCTTGATAAAATCAAAGCATTTGAACAACAGGTCTTACAAGATGCTGTGACAAATGCCGAGACATGGTGGGGTGAATCCATGAGTTTGGAAGTATGTAAACATACCTTCTTTCCTATTTTGAAATATAGTAAAAACAAAGACACAAAAAAGATTGACTTAACCCGTCCTCCTTCTCTTCGCGCCAAAGTTCCGTTTTATAATGGAAAATGGGGTGTGGAAATTTACGATACCAATTCACGACAAATTTTCCCTTGTGAAAATGAACGTCTTACACCGATTGATTTTGTACCAAAATTAAGTCGTGTTGCTTGTGGTCTTCAATGCACAGGTATTTGGATTGGTGGTAAAGGATGGGGGTTGACATGGAAAATGTTCCAATGCATTGTGAAACCTCGTGAAGTGGTAAGTGTATTCGGTAAATGTCATATTAGCTTATCCACTGAGGATAAGGATGCTTTAGAAAAACAAGTCATTCCTGACGAAGGTACATCGGATGATTTGGTAGATGATGATCAAGTGCCTTTGAAATTATCATCAACACCCGTGCCAAATACAGCTCCTGTTCCTGTTGCAGCCGTTCCTGTTCCAGTTCCTGTGCCTGTTGCTGTTCCTGTTGTAGCCGTTCCTGTTCCTGT